AATTCCTAGGGCCACAGAAGAATCAGCCTCTACAATATTATTCGCATTCTTAATATTTTTAGAAGTTGTTATGACTCCAGATAAAGGACCTAAAATATCTAAGCCTTCTCCATCAAATTTTATATAACTATCTTGATTTCCAACCCTAAATTTTGGTTTTCCAAAATTATATCTATTATCATAACCCAAAAAGAAGCCACTTCCTTCATCTACATTTTTATCATTAACAGTTTTTATATATCCACTTGGAATACCTTCTTGTCCTATATTTAACGCTTCGGTAATGTTTGATTCTTCAGCTAATAATATTTGAGTTGCTGTTGCTGCAAATTCATTAGTAAACGGTATCCAATTTGGATTACCAGCTTGAGGTTCCGAATCTATATTTGTGTAAGCTGCGTACCAATAATTTACTCCTTCTCTTGAATATTTAACGACATCTCTTCTTAAATTACTACCAACATATCCAACTCCATATCTCCAAGGACCCCTGTAAGTAATGCCTGGACCACTTAATGATCTGCCAGAATATCCAACTGCAAGGTTCAATATCATTCCTTCATTTGGTCTTTCACCATCCAAAGCTCTAATTTTTAAGTAATAGATTCCTCCGACTAATGGCTGACCAAAGATTTGATTAGCGCTATTTAGATATGTTTCTAAACCCGTAGGCCAATCTCCCTCTCCAACACCAGAAATTGTAGTTGCAGAAAATTCAAATCTTGTAGTCCTAGAATTAGTCTGTATTTGGTAAAAAAATGCATTTTCTAATGGAGTAGTTACATATGCAGGACTAGTAAATATATCTGAATTAGGTGGTCTAAATCCGCTTATAGCAGCTACTCTTACATTTTTATTTTTAGTAATTACTAAATCTTCATATCCAATCCCAGTATCATAATAGTTATTAAATAAAAATAATTCTCCAGAGCCAGTGATATCTCCACCTAATTTAGCTTCAAAAATTGAATATCCATTAAGATTATTTCCTCCTACTCCATTGATACCAGTTATTTGAGTTAAATCTTTGCTTACTATTTCTAATGGAAAATTTCTTATTTCTTTATATCCTAATAAATTTTGAGTACCAGGATAACCACTAAAATAAATTAAATTAGCGTTAGAAGCATTAATTCCAGAAATAGTAATATATCCTAAATTATTATATAGAGTATTTGAAGAAGAACAGCTGTGTATAGTTGGTAAAATATCAATAGATTTATTCGAAGGCAATATATAGCTTTCACCAAAACGATTTCTTTTTATCCTAATTCTTGCTTGAGGATTTCTTACTTCTCTTGGAACTCTAAATCTAATTCCTGTAGCAGAATTTTTTAATTTGATTCCACTTATTAAATAATCATTTGCTGCGTCAACATGGCCCGTAATACCCAAGAAAAATACATCTGAGTTTGTTAAATTACCATAATCTCCAGAAGTTCCGCTAGAACTATAAATTTCTATTTCATCTAAATATTTTGCTCCTTGTATACCGGACAAATATCTTATATTAACATTATTTTCCGATAGCCTGACTGTAGAAATCAAAAGATTATTTGAACTAGGAGATTCTATTAATGTACCAGAATCTGGAAAATCTACAGAAAATATACGAAGAGATGTGGTAGTATAATTATTGGGTAAAATAAATGATGCTCTATCTGCATTAGCATTTACTGTTATGTCTTTTCTTAAAATATTTGGTTGTCCAAGATTAATATAATTAATACGCTGTAAATATTTTCCACTTATATTGACAAGAGTTCCTGTTCCAGCGAGAACATCATTTGGAGTAAACCCACTAGCTAAAACTGGAGGATAGAAAATATTTAAAATATTTCTGCTTTTATCTACTCCATACTGTCCAGATAAAGTAACATAATTTGAAGAACTATAATTAGGTATATTAAATATTATTCCTGTGTCTTGTATAATGTTAAAAGGAGGGATTATTTTTTGATCTCCAATTTTTATTTCTTGGACAAATGATAAATTATCACCGCTTAATAAAATCTGCGTTGTTTCTATTTGTCCAGTCTCAGGATAAAATCCATATATGTTTGGATATCCTGCGATATAAAAACTACTAAATTTTGCTCCGCTAGTAACGCCTCTATATTTAAGATTTTCTACAATACCGCTTTGATTTTTCCTTATATTATATGGGACTTGAAATTCTAAAAATTCTATTGTTCCTGTATTTTCATATTTCTCATAAGATACATCAATCAACGCATTTGTTCCTGTCCCGTTATTAGGAGTGAATTCTATTCCTGAACTTTGATTAGGTACGGTAAAAATACCAGAATTATTTATATTGAAACTTCCTAAAGAACCATTTATACCAGTCGTGGTAACAGTAAATACTGCATAAGAATTTGAATTATAATTTTTTAAACCTTGTAAATGAAATATATCTCCTACATTATATCCTGATCCATAATTTTGAATTTGAGCTCCTGTAACTCTATATAAACCAGTTTCTTGAAAAGATGGGGTGACTTTATTTCCACTGACATCAATAAATGTTATATTTGCACCTGGAAGAAAATTAGAACCAGAAACTCTTACATATTGTCCAGGTAACACATTAACATCGTCAAAACCACTAATAGAAGGCCGATCTAAAATTTTTAAATTAATATAATTGCTAGAGACATCTGCATCATTATAAACATATATTTTATATTTTGACGATGTAAGCCCAGACAAAGTAAATCCAACGACATCGTCTCCAATAGTGTTATTGATTCCCGATACATTTTGATTACTAAGCCCATTAATAGAAAAATTTAAACCAGGATTATATATATTTTCTCCAGAAATAGCGATAATATTTTTCTTAAATTGTTCTCCAGATATAAAAATAGTTTCTCCATTTATAGCTAAAACGCCTGTAGAAGAAGTTATTACTGGTTGAGCAGATTGTATTGTGAAAAATACGCTCATTCGAAAAGTCCTCCATCTTCAGAAATCATCTGTATAATATATTTACCTGTAGGTATATTATTTAAAGGAATAGATCCGCTCAATAAATCTTTATCTATAATTCTAAAAGATGTTTGAAATGTGCTTTTACTTTCTGGATAAATATTATCAGAATATTTGAAACGCACAAAACAACTATCATATTGATATGGATTATCAATTAATATTGGTTTTTTGAAACTTTTTCCTTGGATCATTACATTAGTACCTCTATATCCGCTGTTAGGCAATACGGCTGAAGGAGAAGGAGTCTCTATAAAATTATTTTGTGAAATTTTTGATATTTGAGCGCTATTTATTAGTTTAATTTTTCCATTTATATAATAACTTGTCGATGGAAGTTCGAAAGATATTTTATTTTTATTGTATATTATTAAATTTGATAATGGAATCGATTCTTGAAAAGCGTTAGCATCTCCAGTTAGTAAATAAACTTTTTTATAATATGAAGAATTTCCATTATAAGTGAATGTAGATAAATTTATTCCTGTATTTGCAATTGTAAAATAATTTAAACGAAAATTTTTATTATTGCTTGCATTAGGGATATTTAATTCAAAATAATTTTTTTGCAAATTATATAAATTTACAGAAACGTAAGTTGTTCCAATATCAATTGCATTAATTTTTTCTATACTTGAAAATATAAAAGGAGGATAAAGATTGCTGTCTACTCTATTAGTTGGATCAAGATAAATTGTTTGACTAGAGTAATTGGGAGTAACATCTACATAATTTCTTTCGAAAAATCCAGAATCAAATATGAATCCACTATTTTTAAATAAAAATACATTAACATCCGCATCATATTCAAGAGTATTATTTATGTTTATATTAAATGATCCCGTAGTCTTATTGCTTATATAACTATCATTGTAATTTAATCCTGTTTGAACAATGTTATAAAAGACCGCATAATCAGTGTCTGAATATTTATAAGGCAAATCAATTGTATAAGTAGATGATCCAGATAATATTCCGGTTCTAAAAAATTGAAAACCAGAACTAATTATTCCTGATGTAGAAAAAAGATGATTTTCATAATATTTTTTATATAAATTTACAGGAACATCATATTTAACAGTTATTGATCTTCCGCTACTATAATTAAAATTATTTATATTTAATATTTTAAAATTATTTATTTCGGACGCTAAATTAAAATTTTGAACTAAATTCACTTCTGCAATTCCACTCTTAGTAGACATAGGTATTGTAAATGTATTTGTTTCTCCACTAAAATAATAATCTATATCATCTAGAACTGGTATTGCAGAAATGGCACCAGTTGTTATAGATGTTAAAACTTTTCCAGTAATATTTATTACATCTCCTTCGGAACCATTTTTAGGATCAAAATCCTCGAAAGTAAATATAGGTAAAAATGGTAAATTATTTTGACCTGTAATTTCAAAACTATTAGATGCTATAATTAATTCTCCTGTATCTGGATTTGAAGGAACTACAAAATCCATTCTTTGTGTTCCGTTAATTAGCGCAAAATTTAAACTTTCTCCAGCAAAAAACAGCTTATCAACATAATCTAGATCTTCACCATAAATTGATATAACTTGACCTAAGTCTCCTGTTGGGCTAGATGTAGAAGTAATCTTTGGGTTAGGAGGTATGTATTTAAAAAATTCTGTCGATACAATAAGTCCCATATATTTTATGCTAAAGTTAGCATCCTTATTTGTTGATTAGTAGCGTTTTTGATACGAGGAACAGTCGCAGTAATATAATTATTATTAGAAATAGTAAAATTATCCGCTTCATATTCTCCAAAAAAAACTTGAGCAACATATTGAAAATTATTTCCGGAGATCTGTATTTTATCTCTATAACGGCCAGACGTAGGAGAAAAACCAGAAATCGTAGCTTCTTCAATCACATTATATTGTTTTATAGTTAATTCATTTGTTAAAAATTCTTCTGCTCTAACTTGAAATGCTTTTTTCGTTAAAAATCCAGTTACGCCATAACCCTGAGTAATTAAAGAAGTTCCAAACGGAGCCGTACCTAATACAACACCGACTTTTGATCCAGATATTTCTACTAAAGGATTTAAATTATCACAAGTTATTGTTAAAGTAGTTTCTTTTGGACCAAAAACTCCTCTTCTCTCTTCTATATCTCCAATATATATTTCAGGTCGAATATCTGTTGTATAAGTATAATTTGCATTTAAATAAGATCCAGTTAAATTTTGATTGCTAAAGTTAGTAATGCTTATTTCATTAATATGCACAACAGAATTTGAAAAATCAATATGATCATATGTCGGAATAAAATTTCCTGTTGGAGTTCTAAAAAATATAATTTCAGTTGTACAAATGACTGGATTGTGTGGAGCAAATCTAGCATTATAGCTTTTAATATAGCCCAGTTCTTGAATACCTCCTAAATTAAAAGTAACGGCTTCGTCTAAATTTAATAGATTTTTTATTGGATCTACACCAGTATAATAATAACTAAAACTCAAAGACCCTTGAATAGAATTATTAGGTCTAACTTCATCCGAATACCTCTGACCGATTTCTAAATATGGAGATATTTGAGCCTCATATGACATTTGAGCTTCGGATGCAATAATCGATTGATTATTTATTTGTAGATTTACATTTTTTCCATTGTAAAACATATTAGTAATATTGTACTATTGTTTTAGTCGCTCTTATTATATCATCCAGATTTGATTCTGTTGTAGAATTATTAATAAATGCGTCGGGCATTTCTATTGTAAAGCTATTTGAATCTAAAAGTCCAGACATTTGTATTCTTAAAGGTATATTTTCTCCAGTATAAACTAATTTTGTAAATAGACTTTCTGTCATATTTACAGTTTCTTGAGCTCTAATAGGTTTAACCTCTACAGGAGTTTGCTGACCTAAAACATAAATTGGCGTTAAATTACAGCTAAATGTATATGTTAAATTATATAAATCTGCAGTTAATTCGCTTGCGGTTCCTTTAGCAAATACATTTCTTCCAGAAATTAAATTTGTTTTTGAACTATGAGCAATGCTATCCGCAGAAGCGTTATTGGGATTAGTCAAATCTCTAGGAACAGGGAACAAAGAGTTCGTTATTATTGGTTCATAAGTTATATAACTGGCCTGAGCAGTAATTACATTATTAGGTTCTACTTTAAGGCTATAATTATTTAAATAACATTTCTGACCACTAACCCCTGCAAATCCTATATTAACACCATTATAGTTCTGAGGAGCAGAAATAAAATTTTTGATTTCTTTAACTGTATTAAAAGCTGGATCACCAGTTGGGTTTATTAAGTATGATATTTGAAATGTGCTTGAACTTGGTCCTGTAGTTATCTGTTTTTTAAATGGTTTTCTTTTGCCTAAAGTATAAACAGGCCCCATAGTTATATCTGAATTAAAACTTGCGGATATTGCTAATACCCCAGTATTATTGATCCTCACCTCACATTGATCATAGTATATTCTAGACATATTCCTTATTCCTTTTTCCTATTAAAATTACACTATCATCTTGAGATAGTGCTTTCATAAGTTAATTGCATTAGAGCGCTTCCGTCTACATCAGTATTGTAATCTTCTTTGACTAATAATGCATCAGTTATATTAAACGAATTGACTATAGTAGACGAATTATTTTTCTTTAAATTAATGTCAAAATTATATATATTTTCTTTAACGGGATAATCAAATAAGCTCTTATTTTTATAATCATGCAAAGATATTGAAAAGCTTGTTGTTATTGATATAGGATATTGGAGTTTAACATCTACGGGTTTTATAGAAGTTGCATCGAAAATAGGAAGCCTATTCGATCTAATAGTTATATTTAAATTATTTATTTTCTCCGATTCTAATTCGCTAAAGTTAATTTCTATATCTCCAGGATTAACTATATTTAATTTACCCTCTTCCATAACGAATGGTAATTTTGAAGATGAAGCATTACCAAAATCACTATAAAAGTTCCATTTTGTAGCTAGATTTGGTATTGTACCTACTCCGCATGAAAATTGATATTCTGCCAGGTAGCCACTATTCATTACAAATGTATTTTTGTCGTATTGAATCTTCAAATTTGCTGCTTTTTCACCTGTATACTCTATAAATTGATCAGTATTAATAAATAAAGATTCCAAATTTAAAGCTCCCACGAACATTCCTATAGGCACTGTATTTAAATGATTATTATTACATCCTAGATATTTGACATTTTCTATTGGTAGATCATAACTGGCAGCAATAGATTGCGCCCCTGTGATAGGCACATCATTAATATAAATTCTATTGAATTCTCTTGTAAATCTAGATAACATACCTTATACCTGATAATAATTACACCCCTTTAAGTGTAATTACTAATATAAAAGGAGCAAGGTTTATGCAAGGAATATATGAAGAATTATATACATTCTTACTAGCCGAGAATGTCGAAGAAACAAAGGTTTACTGTTTCAAAGATTGGCTAACGTGGTATATAGAGAATAATCTATATCATATTCAAAAGAATCAAGATGGGTCTATTGAAAAAGTTGTCTTTATAAGAAGATTAAATTCAAATGATATTGCTGAATTTCCCGAATATCTTCACCCAGAAATACCTAATGTTGATAAAATTACAAAATATAATCTACATAGACCAGACGGCAATATATTTTATTGCGAATTACTCGTAGATAAGATAGAGAAAGTTGATGATCTAAAGATAGAAAATATGAAATTTGCATTTGAATGGGCAAAGAATAGGTTTAATATCACAACAGACCAATTAAGCCCTGCAGATATACTCTTGTATTATAAAAAAGGTCACAAAGCGAAAATTACTTTAAGAGACATGAGTACTTTAATTGACAAGATCTTAAATTATAGTTCATAACTAAAGGGAAAAATATATGGGAATGGGTTTACCAAAAATTGATTTAAGACAAGAAGATACGGGATCTATTAATGATCCCATGGTTCAATGGGCAAATAAATCATTGGGGCATAATTTTTTAAAAAATGATATTGTAAAATATAAAGGATATTTTTGGTATTGCCTTAAAGATCATTTTAAAACCTCACAGAGCGAGCCAGATACAATTTCTGGAAATGAATATTGGGGAGGAATAATTACATTATCTAGTGATATAAGAATTACAAAATTTGTTTGGATTCCTTCTTATACATCTACTATTCAGCATAAACCTAGCGTAACAACAATAAGATTTGGAAACGGATATGAACAAAGAATCGCTAAAAGTATTAATCCAGATTTAAAAACTCTTCAATTAAACTTTGATCAGAGGACTTCTCGAGAAGCTAGAGCAATTATACATTTTTTAAAACAAAGAGCCGGAGTACAAGCTTTCGCTTATAATCCTGGAGATATTTATTCTGAACAAACATATAGAACAAAATATGTTTGCAGAGAATGGGAAACTAATTTTACATTTAAAGAAAACTATTCTGTTCGAGCAAAACTTGAAGAAGTTTCTGCATAATGAAAATATTGGAGAATTTATAATATGGGAATGGGATCAAGTCCTAATCAAGTTGTACAGGCTAGCGAATACTTTCTTCAAGCCCTTGAAGCTCAAAGATCTATTAATTCTCATATCCATGAGATTGAGCCTACAACCCCTATATTTTTATATGAAATAGATTTAAATGAAATTAAACCTGCGACGATCTTATACCCAAATAGAAATGGCCCAGTTAAAGATGGTGTGATAAGAATTCATAATGATTTTAATCTTTTTCATATTAATAGAGGAATTATAAAATGGAGAGGAAATCTTTACTTTCCATTTCCTGTCTATGGAGATCAATTTGATATAACTTCTAATGGAACAATTCCAACTCCGAAAGTAAAATTTTCTAGTCAGTTTTTAGATGATGAATTTAATTCTTTTTATAAATATATAAGAATGCAGATTCAAGAGCTGAAAGATATAGTCGGCTCAAAAGTTACAAGAAGAAAAACTTTTGTTAGATATCTAAGTCCAGACAATTTTCCAGCGGCAGTAAATCCATTTAATACTTTCTCAGATACTCCATGGGCGTCAAGAGATGGAGAAGTATTAACTGTGAGATCTTTAGAGAGATTACCAATAGGATTCTCCAAATGGTTAATTTACGGAGTAAAGCCTATACAGACTTCTAATAAGGTTTTTACATGTTTAAGAACAGACGATAGGTTAAAAACTTTAGAAATTAATCTTCAAAAGTATAATTATCATTTAAATTCTTTAGACTTTTTCAATCTATTTGTAAATGAAGATATAAATCTAACTGACGATGTAATAGATGTGTTTTCTTCTGATGTTTTCATTATTCCTGCGAATAATACGTATACTAGCATAATTCCTAATGTTGAAAAAGAATTTAAAAAAATAAATTCAAATTCAACGATAAAAGCTTTATGTTATTTTAATTCTATATCTTTTAATAATACATCTAGTTCTACTATAAATTATCCCGTTACATTTTCTGAAGATGGCTCTAAATTAGTTACGTTTATTTCTTTAAAATCAAATAATGAAACCATAGCAGAAAGATTTAATTATTCTATATCTACCCAAACATCCACTAGTTTTAGTGCAGCTTTTTCTAAACCTTTAAATAATAATTTTGAAATTAATTATTTAACAATTCCAAGCGGGAATTATACTGGAATTAATCCGTATTCAAATGAGAATACAAAACTGGTTGCATTAAAATTAAATCCTAATTTTGGCGTATCTACCTCTGGAGAATATAACATCATTTTTCCCACAATATTCTCTAATACTCCAAAAATATTATTTAATAGTTGGGGAAGCGCGGGATTCTTGTATAATCAATATTTAAAAGATATTAGTTCTAGCGGTTGTACATTTGTTGCAACTCATACGGGCAATAATGTTGCATTACAAACTCAAAATATTCATTTAATTGCAACGGATTATATAACAGAAGAATTAACTATCTCAAATACAACTCAAATATATACTTCATATCAAAATATGGCAAGAGATTATTTAGATCAAATTAATCAAAAGAAGATTGATATTTATGAAGTAGAATTAACGCCAGATATATATTACATTGATCGGAAAGTTCAAGAAGACTCTCAAAATGTTGTTTATGAGTTAGCTTCATTATTGGATATAGAAGGAGTTAAATTACCAGGAAGAATCCTTCTATCTAAAAATTGCCCATTTACATATCGAGGTGAAGGGTGTGTATATGAGAGGCATGATAGATTAAATGAAATGCATTCTGGGGTATATGGGATAGTTAATTCTGTGATAAATCCAAATAGTACAGCGGGATCAGATGGAGTATCAAGAGTTAGCGTTTCTTTATCTCAATCATGCAGAGGATTGCGAAGTGCTCCGCCGGTAGCAAATGGTTCTGATTCAACTTTTACCCAATATAGACAAGGCAACTGGATTGATAGAGATGCTTGGCAACAAGGAGTAAATTATGCATATGGAAATTATATTCATATAGAAAAAAATAAAATAAAATATTATTTTGTATGCAAACAAAATCATACGGCAGATTTAATAAATTCTCCTCCAAATTTCGAGTATTGGGAATCAGATACATGTTCTAAAACTCTAATTGGATGTAGACTAAGATGGAAAGATAATATAAATTTTGAAACAAAAACCTTAGCGATAAATCATATGTTTGGACCAAATGAAAGTATCCCTGATACTTTATTAAAATTTCAAATCAGAGCTCCATTAGCTGCCGACGGTACTCAATTAGTTGGAGTTTTGCCATTTGGTGGATTTCCATCTGTAGAAGGGAAATTCCAATCTCAGCGAAGCATGGAAGGACCATAAATGTATGGAGTTTAACCCCCAAATTAAAAATTACATTAAAGATCTTGCAATTAGAAAAGCTCATGAAGAAATCTGTGGGTTTATATACTTCAAATCTAAAGAATATAAATTTGATATATATCCATGCAAGAATAGAGCAGAAAATAGAAGTAATAATTTTATAATATCTCCACAAGATTATTTGAATTGTTCAAATTTAGGTAAAATTATTGCTTGTTATCATTCACACGTTAATGAAAGTGTTGATTTTAGTGAGATTGATAAAAATAATAGCAATGTTTATAATATTCATTATATATTATATAATGTAAAATATAATATGTTCAACTTCTACTCTCCAAATAAAGAAAGTAATCCATATATAGGAAGACCATTTGTCTTGGGCAAGTCAGATTGTTTTACATTAATGCAAGAATATGCATTAAAAGAGGAAAAGGTTAAAATTAATTTTCCTCGAGATTTAATTTATCCAAGACATTTAGAAGATATAAAAGATTTATACGAAATTAATTTCAAAAATCAAGGTTTTATCAAATTAGATAAATCAGTAAAATTGAATAAATCAGACGGAATTATGATGATGTTTCCTGGAGTTTCAGATAAATTCCCTACGCATGCGGCAGTATATATAGGAGATGGATTGATCTTGCATCAGCCTTTTAATTCTTTTTCTTGTGTAAATATATATGATAACTTCTTCAAGAAACATACTAGTTATGTTTTGAGGTATAAGGAGCGCATGAATGGTTAAAGTTAAATTACATGGATATTTAGGTCAAGAGATTGGCGAAGAATGGGATTTAAATGTCTCTAGCGTTGCAGAAGCTTTTCGAGCTATAGAAGCTAACACAAAAAAGCTAACAAAACTTTTTATAGATCAATCTGAAAAGAATGCAAAATATGAAATATTAATTAATCATAGACCTTTGTGGGTTCCTAAAGCGGAAGAAATGCCTCTCAATTATAAAGACGTTAATAAAAAACATTTTGCAAGATTATCTGAGTCTGAAATGTTTATGGATTTTGGATCAACGTTAAAAACTATTGATATTATCCCTATCGTAGAAGGTGCGGGTGGAGGAGGCGGTGGTGGTGCGCAAGGATGTTTTCCAGCTGGAACAAAAATTTCCACACCCCAAGGTGAAAAAAATATAGAAGACCTAAAAGAAGGAGACGAAATATATTCTTTTGATAAAGATAAAAATATACAAATTGACATAATTGAGAAAGTTTTTGAACATGAAAATAATAAAATTTTAAAAATTACGTTATGGGATGGATCAGTAATTAGAAGCACAGGAAATCACTGGTTTTTTAATGAGTATAATAGATTTACTCCTCTTGAAAATTTTCAAGTTGGAGATGTTCTAATTCATAAAAGTGGAGACGTAATGCCTATTGAAAGAATAGAAGAAGATGGAAATGAAAAAGTTTATAATTTTCATGTGATGAAAAATCATACATACATAGCTAGTAATATTTTTGTGCATAATGGAGGAGGAGGAAAACAAGGTGGAGGAGCTAAAGGAGGAGGCGGTGGAAGTGGATTTAAAAGTGTTTTCGCGGTATTCCTAGCTATAATTTTAGCTCCAGTTTCTGGTGGAGGTTCATTAGGTATATTAGGCATGTTAGCTCCAGCCATTTTAGGATTAGTAGCTTTAGGAGTTTCTATGCTGTTAATGAAACCACCACCTATGGTTAGCCCGCAACAAATAGCGAATCCTTCAGCAGATTTCGAAGCTTCTCCAGATACTGGAGGAGGAGAACCATCTTACACTTTTAATGGTCCAGTAAATACAATTGGAGAGGGAGGACCAGTACCAATAGGTTATGGCAGATTAATCATAGGTAGTCAACAAATTTTTAGTTCGTATGATCAAATATACAGAATTCAATCAAGAGCAAATAAATATGAAAGCGATGGAAAAGCTCCAATTGGCGCAGGAGCATCAGAAAAAAATTATCCTACAAAAAGTTTTTATTTTACTCATCACGGATATCCCATAAATATTCAAGATATTCAAGGGAATTCAATGAGCGATAACTCATTATCAATTTAATTTATGGCAAAAAAATGTAAAGATTGTGATCCAAATAAATATATCGAAGGAGTTTCCTGGAGAGGAAAAAATGGTATTTCTTATGATGGATATACAGTTTATAATGATGTAGGCAAACCTAGTTCAACAGATATAACTTTAGCAGATGTGTCAGATTTAGTAGATGCATATAATCCAATATTTTCTGCAAGCACAACTTACCCTAATCCTTTACCAGAATCATCTAATAATCAAATTAATATAGACGGAGTTGATAGAGGAAATGGATTTTGGTTTGTATGGAGTCTTGTGAATGGATTAGTCATGTATGGCACTCCTGGCGTAAATCCAACTCCTTCAGCTATTTTAAGTTCTGCAACAACAACAGCCAAGTACGGATCTGCTTTTTCTTTTAATGTCGAATTAGAACAAGTGGTATCATCATTAAATTATACTGATTTTGGAATTTTAGCAGATTTAAATTCTAGTGATAGGTTGAGATTCGTAGGAACAAATAGTACGATTATAGAATTTAAAAAAAATTTAATTAACTATGTTGGATATTATACGGGTATTATTGAATCCATATTAAATGGGAATAGATATATAAGCGTAGGCAGTGGTAAAAATAAAACAACTCGATTAGAAACGTTTAAAGCTTTTAAAAGTTTAACAATAAAAAGCAAGGATCAATATGGGAATGATCCTATATATGTAAATAGTGCACCAACAGTTCATGCATTTAGAGGGCAAGCTTTTGGCTATAGTTTAACTACTAATTTGCCTAGTAATCAGTATAGCGCTAGTTTAGATGCAAACTCTTTAAATATCTTACAAAATTTAGGATTAGTATGGAATCCGAATACTAAAACTATTACTGGAACAGTAGCTCTTAATGTCGAAGCAGATATAAAAACTTCAACTTTAAGTTTTATAATCTATGGTCCAAATTCAGACGCAGGAAATAGAAAAAATTTTAATTTATCTATACTATATGGCGAGCAGAAGACCACAGATGTTTTACCAACTATATCTGCTAAAACTTATAGTGGTACGGTAGGAACTGCAATTGGAAATCAAACTTTAGCCGGACTAAATAATAAACATACTATTTTAGCTGTCTCTTCTTTACCTGAAGGTTTAGTTTTTAATTCTACTAGTAAAACTATTACAGGAATTCCAAGGCATGCGGGTACATTTTACGCTTACGCAAGCTGTTCTAACGCTAAAGGATCTAGTTCAAAAGTCACATTAACATTTAATTTTAATCCGTATACTAAAGATAATAGACCTACAGGGGCGAATAGTTATCCAAGTCGATTAAATTTGCCTTCCTGGAATTTTGATATTATTAAAAACAATAAAATTATTTTAAATTTAAGAAGCGCTGGAGATGAAATTTTAAGCTTTAAAAAAATAAGCATAAATGAATTTGAGACCATAAGAAAAAATGGAAAACCAGACGGAATTACAAATATTGGTGGATCTATACCAGATACTACTTTTTCTCCTGGGCAAGGAGTAGAATCTGAAAGTTGCTTCTGGCTTAACATTGATGATCCAACCGCTGCAAACGCAAGGGCAAGAAGAGTCTCTGGAGTTTTAATACAACCAGAATTTAGCATATCAATCTTAGGAAACTATGCTATAAGATACGCTTCTGTAAATCAAGTAGATCTTCTTGGAAATGTTTGCTATACTCCAGATGCTAACTCTAGTGGTCCAGCTTCTACTCCTTTTGTAGAGAATCTAACAGTCATAGCAACAAGTACGGTCAAAAACTCTATTAGCGCTAATCAAGCTGAAAATGTTCCAACAATAACTATTAGTCCAACACAAATAGAGCATCAAGTTATCTTTACAGGAGGCTCTTTAGAAACGAGTTCCCCAACAGCAACAACACGATTATCAAAAAGTAATCTTTTGAAGTATCCAAATGGCATTCCCAATAGAAATGGGACATATCCATTTTATGTACAAATGGCAGATACTTGCGCATTTAATTTAAGATCAGATAGATTTAGTATGTTCATAGGCACATATACAACAAGAGCTGGAGATGTGTATACATGCACTTATTCAAGTACATGCTTTCCAGCTGGAACAAAAATTTATACTCCTTATGGATTAAAAAATATAGAAGAGTTAAAACAGTCTGATGAAGTGTATGGTTACGATGATAAAACTCAAGATTTAAAAATTTCTAAAATATCAGAAATTTTTGATGAAGGTCAAGATCTTGAACCTATAACTAAAGTGACTTTAGAAGATGGATCACAAATAAGATGTACAAAATGTCACCCGTTTTTAACTGATAATAATGAATATAAGCTTCTTTTAGATATAAAAGTTGGGGAGCATTTGTATACATTCAACAAAAAGAAATTAAAAATATTAAAGATGGAGCACGACGGTTTTGAAAAAGTATATAATTTTGAAGTAGAGAAATATCATAATTATATTGCAGAAGGAATTTTTGTTCATAATAGATATGGTGGCGTCAGAAAAGGGACAAGAACATGGAACGATAATTATACATTACCAAGCTCTTCGATTCCAAGGAATTGTCACACTTTAGTAAGTAGAGTGGGAGATAGACAACAAATAGATCGGTATGGTTTTAGATATGGAAATACGTTAAAAGATACAAAAGATATAGGCATAACTTCTTTAACAAATATATCTTTGTTAGACGTTCTTGGAGAAGGTCCTATCGAAGGTATTGTAGATTATGAAATAGTCCCTAATCCAGGAGCAACAATAGGAGATATAGGTTATAAAAATGGAGTTAAAATAATTAAATATCAAGGACCAGATTCTTTATTAAGATCTGTATATTGGAATGAGATACCTATAGCAGATAATACTTATCCAGCTAAGGGAAGTTTAAATTTTGAATTTATTAGACTCGCATATGATTATGGTGATTCAGCCCCAAGACATACAAGACTAAATGAATTAAAAAATATAAAATTAGAAGAACCATTCTACGCAAGAAAAGTAAACAATGGGCAATATCTTGATACGGTGTCTTTATATGATGAAAATGCAAATACTTTATTATCTAAAATAAAAATGCCCAGAAGGTTAACTAGTACGAAAATTGTTGGAACAAGACTTTTTGGTAGAAGAAAATTCCAAGATGGAAGTTCTAGAACTTATAAAAAATCTTTAACAATTCTTACTAAAGATTTATATGGTTTAAGACTCCATCTAAAAGCTTTAAGTTTATTTAAAAGTATTGTTGATCTAACCATTTGGGAAAGCGCCGATGATGCTTCAAAAAATTCAGTCAGCGGTAGAATGGATCGACAGGAAATGACTTTTTATCTTTATTTAAAAAGAATAGATTATATTCCAAATGTAGGAAAACAAGTCACATTAATCCCTAATCCAAATTATACAGGAAGTTCATCAGGAGCATTTACAATAAGCGAAGAAGAATATTATAATACAGTTTTTAGTAAAGAATATGATGTTTTGGGTTTATTCTGGCCCCCTGATAGTCCTGGAGGTGGATCTGGTCCAGACGGATATAAAAGAAAACCAGCAAACTTTACTGAATTCATAAATGGAAGAACAACTTATTCTCATAGACATGATGGTAAGATATATACAACATACGCTAACGATGTTAATAAGTTGCAACGTGATTTTCGAGCTTCTTTACAAGATTATAAAGATAAAAGACAAAGACTATTAGTAGGAGAAGCTAGAGATTACGCTACGTTAACAATCGCAGGTAAATTAAATCAAGGACCTTATATCGAAACATTTGAATGGACAGGTTTAAATAGATACACAAGATCAACAACTGTTGGATGGGAGATAGAAATTGAGCCTGTTTATGATGAAAGCGTTGATCCAAATATAGTAGTAAGAAGTGCAATAGATTCTATTACTGAAATTTACGATGATTTTCTTGTTTTACCCCATACAGCTGGAATTTTAACCACTTTTGATTCTAGGTATTTTACTAGTATACCACAAAGAGCCTATGACACAAGATTGTTAAAAGTAAAAATCCCCAGTAATTATAATCCTTATTCTAGAACTTATGATGGTATTTGGGATGGAAATTTTAATTTAGGATGGACAGATAATCCTGCTTGGTGTTTTTATGATTTAATTACTAATAGAAGATATGGATTAGGAAAATATGTAGATCCAAACCTAACAGATAAATGGACTTTATATGAAATTTCAAAATATTGTGATCAATTAGTCAGTTCGGGAGGAACAGGAGATGGAAAAGAGCCAAGATTTACTTGTAATGTACTCATTAGCACCAGAGAAGACGCTTATAAAGTTGTTAATGATATGGCAAGTATTTTTAGAGCAATAGTTTTCTATAATGCCGGATTAATATTTACTTCTCAAGATAGACCAAAAGATCCATTGTATATATTTAATAATAGTAATGTAAAGGATGGAGAATTTACATATAGTAATACTAGTAAAAGAGTTAGAAGAAATGTAGCGTTAGTCAGATATAATGATAAAGAGAATTTTTATAAACCTGCAGTAAAATATGTAGAGAGTAGAGAAGGGCTAATTAGATTTGGGATAAAAGAAATTGAAGTTAGTGCCTTTGGATGCACAAGCGAAGGTCAGGCTGAAAGATTAGGGAAATGGACTTTGTTATCAGAGAATCTAGAATCAGAATTAGTTACTTTTGAAACGAGTTTACCCGCGATGTATTTGAAGCCTGGAGATATAGTTTTTATACAAGACCAGAATAGGCAAAATAAAATTTTAGGAGGAAGAACATACGTATTAAATAAAAATTATGCAATTTTAGATATTAAGTACGAAGATATATCTGGATTTTTACAAGCTATAAACGGATGTAATTTTAACGTATTAACTCCAGCAGGAAATATTGAGATAGGAACAGAAACAGGAAATGCGGTCTTAGAATTTTCTGCAGATAATAATAGCCCATTTACCGTAGCAAAGCCAGATGGACAAAAGACATTGGTTTCAGGGTTAGACACGTCTTTAATAAGAAAAAAGCAGATTCAAACAATAAAATTTGAATCAAATTACTCGATTCTTGATCCAACTGACACAAATGTTTTTGGTAATTATGTGACGATAGAAACTACTGGTAATTTTGAGGGATATACCAAGATTGATTTTGGAGGTCAATCTTTAGACGATACAGAGCATACGTTAATGCAAAATACAGTTTGGACTATAGAAATAGAACCAGAGAATTACGATTATAATAAAAGTCCAAGTGTTTCTGGAATTAGCGATCCAGGAGTTAAATATCCAGGAGCGTCATTAGAACCTTATATGGATAAAACACAGAAATTTAGAATCTTAGATATTGAGGAGCAAGAAGAATATAGATATAAAATAACTGCCTTGCAATATGATGAAACTAAATATAATTTAGGAGACAATGTTTAAATGAGTAATCCAACAACATTACCTTCTACAGAGATAGATATAATTAATATCACAAAAAATACTCAAGGCTTTAAGATCAGGATAAACCCAATTAATAATATAGAAAATATAGAAACATATAATCTATATCTTAGTGATTATACTTATAATCTCGAGCCAAATAGTAATCCAGTCAACTTTTTAATAAAAGAGTTGCCTGTTTTAGAAACGGATCAGTATTTCTACTATATTCCTAAAAATACAGGCATGCACTATTTAACTATTTTTTCTAAAAATAATATGGGATTAGAATCTTCTGGAATTCTATTTACCGGAATAATTCCTTATCAAAATTTAATAAAAGAAGTTAGTCTAGAGAATTTAAATTATTATACTAGTGGATATATGCGATTATGCGATAATGCTAGCACAATCACTTTAAATGAACCTTATGCTTTATTAGGATATCAGTTGAATTACTCTTCTGCAACAACTCAAGATTATATCAATAATCAAGGTTTTTTATATAAAGATTTTGCCCCGTATTTCAAAAATAAATATACAAGAATATATAACAGAGTAATCCCAGCCATAGATAATAATAGCGGTATCCTTTTTGATCAAACTATATTAAGAAATTCATCAAATGATATTTATGCAATTCAATCAGTTGGCAACTCTGTAAATAAAGATTTTTCTGTAAATGAAAGTATTTCTATTTCTGATGTAAATATAGTTCGTTCTCCAGAATATTCATCGATATCTTCTGATAATAATAGATATTTTATTTTTGATTATAGTAGTAATTATAGTGCATTTTTAACTTCTAATACAAAATATATCCAAGGTACTTCAGATGAAAATACAATATTGTTTAATCCAGACATGGATACGACAGGTTCATTTTTTAATAAAATATTAAATTTAACTGGAACTACTGGAGAAATACCAACTAATTATGTCAGAATAAGTGAGCCAGGGCATTATAATTCATATTATATAACTAGCGAGGCGATTGACGAAGATGGTTTTTCTTCTGCTGGTGGAAATATAAATAAAAAGGATGATCCAGAAAGGTATACAAATCAAGATGGGTATAGAATAGTTAAAATACAACATAATACAATATCTAGAGATCATGTTAGTAAAATGTTTAAAAATTATAAAAGAGTGGATGAGAATAAAATCACTTTTGATATAAAAGGAGATTTATTACCTGTTGATATTGGCCTAGAAGCTATAGTAATTATTCCTCAAAAATACGAACAAAACATCAATATTAAACAAAATAAAGTTTATTCTGATGATTTTATATTCTTAAAAAATCTAGATAAGTTAGAAAACAATACAGAGAAAAATTACTCTGTTGAATTAATCGATTCTCAAACTGAAACGAAATACCGAATAACAACATATTTAAATCCAGATAGTCCTTTATTAAGAGATAACATTTTCTCTGCAAGAATATATTACTTAAACGCTTTACAGTCATATTCATTGTATGCTTATCTTAGCGAAATAGGATTTACAAATGAAGGTTTAGAATATTATATTCAAAATACAGAATTAATTAGTAAATATATTACTTTAAATAAATTTATAAAAGATACAAAAAATTATACTTCTATAATTGCGGCAAGTTATCAAGGTTTAGTTTACTTTTTTACTCCAGAAAGTCTTCCTTATATAGCTTGGCCTAATCAAAATTATAGAGATCTCTATCTTAAAAAAGGTGGTGCAAGAATGTTAGATTTTGAATACGATGGATTAGCTTCTGGACCAGAATTTTTTGATTATTTTCCATTATCGAATGCTCAAGAAAATAATAACTTTTTGCTTGGAGATAAATATAAAACTACTTATAGATGTTTAGATTCTTATAAATATATAAGTAATGCAAGCTATGCGTTTTTAACTCCAGAAGATGTGCCAAGCTCTGGTATTTATGGCAGTGAAAGTTATCTTGGGGTTTATGATCCTGGTAATATTGGAGATGCACAATCTCCAAATACTGCTGATTTTAAAAGCGTAAATTATGATTTAAATTATTTTAAAGCCAAAAATATATTAGCAGTTAAATTTATTCGTGCAGGAATCCAAAAAGATGATGCTTATGCAATAATAGAATTTATATTAGATATACCAGATGCAGAAGACTTTATTATACAAGGGATATCTGGAACAGATACAATATTAGAAAAAGGTATAAAAGAAATAAATGGAGTAAATTATCATTATTTTGTAGCAAAATTTGTATCTTCTTGCGGTGTAGATACAGATCCAGTTTTAGATGGAGTAATAATAGATCAAAAAAATATCGTTGATTCAAAAAAAATGATATCATTTTTAGTCTATCCTACTAAATTTAAACTTGTTGAAGATCCAGATGATGTTCCTTTCTTTGGAGATATTTATCTCTTAGCCACGAATTTAGATAATAATCAATTTAGCATATTAAAAGAATGTCCATATACGATATTAAATAATAACATGGATTGCACTAAAGGCTGCTGCGTTCAAGATATTAATCCAATAACTCTTAGAGCACCATATAAACAATTTTATATATTGTCTAAATTTATAGCTAATCAAACAGAAAATAACTATCCTTTTGGTAAAATAGATGGAACTACAAATTACGTTCTAGGATCTGCAGCATGGAGATATAAAGTTTTAGATTATAGCGAATCAGTTCATCAAATAAAATATAAGAAACCAACAATATCAACTAATAGATTTAGTTTTGGAATAGTATGCTATCCCGAGCATAATGTTGGATTAGATAAAATATTAATTTATATGAAAAATATTTATAATATAAATGATATTACATGGAAAGGCTCAGATTTAATTGATTCTTACACTTTTGATGATATTGTTAAAACATATCCAATCTACTTATCTATACCTGATTTTTCATTCTCTAAAAAAGGAACACAATTATTCGAAAAAATAGCTAACGATTATAATTCTTGGATTAAGAATGGTAATATGTTCGCTATTAAAATTCATCTTGTAGATAAAAGCGGAGATGTTTTATCTCAAACTTTCGCTTTTATTAATGACGAAAATATTTAACGTCCTAAGTCTCTTCCTTTGCTACCTTGATATAATACTCCACCTGGACGTTGTTCTTCAACGATAACTTTCAATACTTGTTGTCTTAGTAATTCCGCAAGGACTCTAGATCTTTCCATAGTCTTCTTGAATTTTTCTTGATCTGTTTCTTGATTTGTTCCAGAGCCTTGATCTTCTTGTGTAGTTGAATTTGTTGTTTTTCCATTTTGATCCACGTTAACATTTATATTAATATTATTTGTAACTCCACCTCCACCAGATTCTGTAGTATCAGTTGCTCCTTCGTTTTGAGTTTTAGTTTCTCTATTTTGCTCTTCAATGCCTTTATTCAATTGCTCTAGAGATTTAACTAATTTAGTAATTGATTCTACAAATTGATTTCTTGAATTATCTTGCTGGGTATTTTGATCCATACCAACTGATGGTAAATTAGTACCTACTGGTCCTCCTTCTGCAAACCCTTGAACTTGTCCTCTATTTAGACGATTAAAGAAGGGCTCGCCCATCTTATCTACAATATCTTTGCGAATAACATATTCGCCACCCATTAACATTGCTGGAACATCATCTTTATAAGATGTTCCTCCATATATCATACCTCCAATAGCCCTACTTGCCCAGCTTGGAGTTATGCCTAATCTACTGCCAGTCGAAAACCAGTTACTAAAAGGAGTTCCAAAAGAATTAAATCCAGATTGATATCCTGTTCCGCCAAATCCACCAAAATATCTACTACCAAATGCAAATGGACTATATGTATTTGGAGTCATTGGAAATTTAAAAGCATTTAATTGAGAGAGAGATGAGAATGGACTTGCGCCAATGTAATTTAAATAATTATTAAATCCTTTTTCTCCAAATGAAGAATATCTATTCTTGAAATTATTCCCGTAGAATGAAGAAAATCTTGCGGCTAATTTACCATAATCTCCTTTATTTTTTACATCATATAGACTTCCAACACTTTGATAAAGATTTGGAGCATTTCCTGTCGCCATATCTACCATATTTCTTAAATCTCTGAAATATGGAAGTTGCATCATTGAAGCCTGAGCAGCTTCTTCAAAAAGCTGAGACTGACTTTTTACATATTCTGCAATTATAGGATCATTAAGATCAAGCGGAGTTTGGTTTGCTCCTGGTATATTAACTTGGGTAGAGGGTAATCCACCTCTTTGCGATGTTGTAGGCGCATTAACTTGAGGTCCAATTATAGGAATATTGCCTGGACCTTTTGAGATAGTAGGAATTGCTCCTTTCCCCAATCCTCCACCAGATGGAAGTATACCTAAAGGATCACGAAAATATTCACTAACTTTTTTAGCAAAATTTTGCGTAGTTGCTCTTGCATTAGTTGTTATCGGAGGTTGCGCTACTCTAGGCGAAGTTATAATATCCTCGCCCATGCTGTACATGATGGGGCTTTTAGTAGGGCCTATAGATACATCAGGGATTTGAGTTGTTGGCATTCCTCCCATAGGCATTTGCGAAGCTAGTGTACCTATTCTAGACCCTCTACTACCAACATATGGCATGTCTGAACGTGTAGGTCCATATGGGATAGCAGAACGAGTAATATAGCTAGGCGCATTCGTCATAGATCCTTGACTACCAACATATGGCATATTTGAACGAGTAGGTCCGTCTGGAGTAAGATAGCGAGTAATAGGATTAGTGTTAGTGAAAGGATTAGCTTGAGGACCAACAGTGGATATGTTCGTTCCAGCTATAGTATTTGTATTTGCTCCAGGAAAAGGTGCATTTAGAGGTAAATTTAGATATTCTGCTACAGCTTTTTTACTTAGGATCATGCCCGCGATCTGAGTATTATCTGCGGGAATACCCATATTCATCATTCTTATTTTTTTAACTCCTGATTTTTTTAATTGAACATCAAAATGTTCTCCTGTAGAACCAGGAGTTCCAATTCCTTCATAATTTAATGCATAATCTGCTCCAGCCTGCAGTCCATATTCTTTTTCTAAATTATCTACTATCATGCTCTTTTGCTCTTGGTAAAACTTATTTTGGCCTTTTAATGTAAAATCTACTTTATATCCTGTTCTATGAGATGTGTCTGGAGCTCTTCTAGTCATATGATATAGATCATTTACTCCAGTGATTCTATTAAATCCACCTCCTGGTAATCCAGACATACTACTTATCATGGACACAAATTGCATAACTTCTGGACTATTAAATCCTCCTCCAAAAGCTTGTTGATTCATTTTATTTAAATCTGCATAAGTACTATTAGTTGTCAAACCTAATTGTCTTAATGTAGTTGTTTCTCCAAAATTTCCTTTTATAGGAAGATCGAGTTGATCAGGAGTAATATATTTGCTTGCTCCACCTCCATCAAAATAACCTCTAATTAATCCACCTTTTGCATATCCTCTGCTATAGCCAAATGGATTTGTATTTTGATTTAAGAAATCGTAAACTAAATTATTACGACCAGGAGCAATCGGTGTTACTGGTGAAGCAAAATTTAAGAGGTAATCTTGTTGTGCATTTTGAGTATAAGTTTGAAAACCTGCTGGAGCACCTAACCCAACTCCAAATTGAAATCCACCTATGCTTGAAGTTGGTAAAAAATTTGATCCACCTCCCATACCGCCTCCAAACCCTCCTTGATTACCAAATTGAGGGAAAAGATTTGCTTGTTTTCTAAAATCATTAAATCCATAATTTTGATACGAAGTTATGGCTTGTTCGTTCTGCTTAGCTATCATCTCTTTTTGAAAAGCGCTCATTGTTTGAGATCCACCGCCTTGACCAGCGCCACTAAAGATTCCTTGAACAACATTTTGAGCTATGTTCTGTATTCCTCCAAATATTCCTCCAAAACCTCCACCTCCTCCCATGCCTCCTAAAAATGGTGAGACCGCTGAAAATCCTACGCTTAATAATCCTCCTATAAGAGTTCCCATTCTTTGTTGATTATAAGCTGCCATTCTTCTCGCGTTCTCTTCGTCTGCTAAGCGTTGAGCTTCTTTTCTCTGTTCTTCTACTTGACGATATTGTTCATTATATCCAGTCTTAAAATTTGCTACTTGTTCTTGATAACTTTGCATACCAAGAAATCTTTGAGTTCTAAGAGCATTCATTGGATTATTCTCATCAGTTACAGCTCTTGAACTTAGAAGATCTGATATATTAAATCTTCCTGTTAATGCTGGTACATTAGCTAATTCTTTTGGAGAACCAACCGTTGTTTTGAATGCTTCGGGCATATAATATTCATTTAATTTTTCTCCAGCTGCTCCATAAAAATCATATTGATTTACAAGCAGACTGTTAATACTTCCACCTGTTGCATAACCTCTAATTCTGCCACCTTTAGACAAGATATTATTTCCACCGCCAGGAAAATATCCTAGTTCGGCCATCGATTGATCAAATAAATCAAGATTACCAAATATTCCTCCTGCAACTCCAAGCATTTTGACTCCTGTCTTTAATAAAGGACTACCAAATCTTGTGGCTAGTCCTTTGGCAACATTGTTGCCTAAACCCAAAAGCGATTTCCCAATTTTTTGAAGCCTTGGGGATACTGGTTTGTATTGACCTCCCCCAATATGTTTCCATATTTTGGTTTTTTTGGCATCCATTTCTTTTAAATGGTTTCCAGCTTCATCTGTCGGGAAATGAGTACCGGCTTTGCCGTGTCTTCCCATTTTAGAGGGTTGTAGTGATTTATCCCCAGTCTCAATAATGTAGTGATTCGGATCACCTGAAGCATAGCTCATGCTTGCCTGTCCCTTGGCGAAAGACGGAAACGTAGTTGGCCTACCATCTAGTCTAATTTTTCCCGATGCCGTTGGGTCATAATCAGCTCCCCGATATGTTGGACTACCTGCCGTTCTAATTTTTTGTGACTCTACGATATCATCGTAAACATCTTGCCCGCGCACAACCCTGTAAAATTTGTTAGGGTCTGAGAAATAATCTATGTTTTGGTTGCCAAGTGGCTTTAATCCTCTACTAAATAAAGAAGGTTTTGCTACAGAGCTCATAGTGGGAGAAATAGTTGGTGTTGTACCAGGTTTTGAAACTTCTATAGGCTTTTGTAAACTCCAGGCCATTCTTACATCATCAAGAAATGCAGATGTAGGTCCCATGCCTCTTGCATTTTTAGCGCTTTTTAAAGAATCAAAATAACGACCTCTTGCAGCTTTATCCATGTAATTTGGATTAGATCTTTTTGCGTCTTTAATTTCTCTATCTATTTGTCTTCTAAGAAATGCTGGCATGTTTACAGCTTTATCTCTCATTACTAAAAATGTTCGATCTTTTCTTCCTCCCATAGCATTTAATTCTAGTCCATCATATTGTGAAAGTGAAGTAAGCTGTCTTTGATATAAGGGTAAATTATTTAGGACTTTATCTGAAACTCTTGCATCGAAATAATCTCCTAATTTTACTCCAGATACTTTTAAGCCCATAGCTTGCGAATATACAGATCCTCCCATACCAGGACGCATTACAAGCCGCTTTTCTAAACCTGAAAAAGCTTGAACCGTCTTTGCTTTTGATGCAAATGGTACATTATCTTCTGATCCACTAACATAAAATAGTTTTCCTGCTACGTTCTGGAATCGCATAGCAAGCGCACTGTTTGCATATCCTGCGGCCTGTTGAAAATGTGGAGTAGCATGTAAAGCTTTACCGGTAACTGGTATTCCTCCTTGTAAAGATTTTGTAAAAGGAATGGGCATACTTAACATTTTTCCACCTTTGCCTCCTCTAAACACCATTCTGTTATTAGCTTGTAAAAATCTATCGTTTAAATAACTTGATACATCATTTCTGGGAAAAAATAATTCTTCAATAAATGTTGAAGCGCTTCTATCTGCGCCTCGGATACCCATTGCTTGTATTCCACCCCCACCACCATATCCTTTTATCATTCCGCCCTGATTAAGCATATTTAGAGCATTTATACCATATTTATTAACAGCGCTTTTTCTTAATACATATTCGCCATCTGTAAGCATAGCTGGAACGTCATCTTTTACTCCACTCCCGCCATCTACATAACCGCCACCACTATATTTTTTAATTAATCCTCCTTTAGCTTTGCCACCGCCAAATATACTGTTAAATATTCCTCCTAAAAATCCACCACTATTTCCTCCACCTGCAGATCCAAATCCACCTCCACCTGTAAATGCGCCTATAAGACCACGCATACCAATACTAAATTGTTCCTTAATAATTTGTTGAGATATGCTAAGTAACATATCTTTAAAAGCTTGATCTGCGGTTTTTGTTCCATCGACAAATGCTCCAAAAGCGTCTTCAAATCCGGTTTGTAAATTTTCAGCTAGATTACCAAAAGATTTATTAATTTTATCTGCAGTCGTAGCCGCATTATCTCCAAAGCGATCAAAGAAAGAATTAAGAGGATCTAACCCTTCTGCAAAATTACCTTGTTTTAATTGTTTTTCTAATATGTCTTGTCTTGCTTGAGCTCTTTCTCCAGAAAACATAAATGGCGCATTTTTTTCAAACTCAATTTTATCTATAGCTATTTTTAATCTTTCAAAAGCTTGAGTTGTTGATATTGCACCATTATTCCAATCTTTTTGTATCTCTGCTGCTTGCTGAGTATATTCACTGAGATATTTTATTCTATCTGCTCCGTATCCCAACGAATCACTCAACTCTCTATATCCGGTAGCAAATTGTTCAGCAAAATTCTGATTTTTTTGACCACTTAAATTTTGTTCCATCTTATTAAAATCTATTCTTCCTAAAGCGGCAGGAGTAATTCCTCCAGGCATAGCGAATTGTCTTTGTAAGTCTTCTATTCTTGTTATAGGCATTTCTCCTCTAGCAAATGCTGCATTTGTTTCTGCTATTAATTTTTCTGTTCTTTCTGCAGATTTTTGTAGCTCTAACCATTTATTAAAATATCTCTCTAAAGTATCAGGATTAATTTCATTAAGTATTTCCGAAATATAAGCTGCGTCTTCTCCATTTTTTACAAGTCCCGATATAAGATCTTTTAATCCTGAAAGACCTTTAGAATTAAAAGTATTTATTAATTCTTGAATTTTTGAACTTTGAATATTTCTTTCCGTATTACTTAAATTATTAAATAATCCAGCCACACTTTCTGCACCAATCCTTACGTCTTCATTTAATTGTCTTCTTTCCGTTGGTTTTAATTGTTTTTCATTTGCAATTTGTAAATCTCTCAAATCAATATTGGGAGATAATCTTAATAACTGAGAAGGACTAAACATTCCTGGGCTAAGCAAATCTTCTATTTTTTTCGAGCTTGAAACTACTCTTGTGCCAGATATTACTGCTTGAGAAGATTTTTGAGCTTCTGCTTGAAGTTCTGAAATTTTAGTTTTTAATTCGGAGGTATCTCCAACTTTACGATAAAGATTCTCGATTTCAGCCCCTGCTCCTGGAAGAGCTTCATTTAATTTTGCTATACTACTTGCAAGATCTTCCGTTGCTTTTTCTTGTAGTCTTACTCTTTGTTCCGTGCTCAAACTTGTATTATTTTGGATACTTGAAAGAGTTTCTAAAGATGTAGAAAGCAACTGAGTTGCAGAATTTACATTATTTAAACTTTCTTGAGCTTTTTCTGCTCTATTTTTTAATTCTGGCATTATGTCATTAAATTCTTTAATCGCGGTAGTTGCAGCAGAAATTGCTCCTAACCCGCCACCGATTATAGCTCCTGCTCCTGTGCCTAAACCTGGTATAGCACTTCCTACCATTGCTCCTATTCCAGCATAAGAAGCTACCGTACCTAGACCTGTTACTCCAGCTTTAGTTGCTCTACCTCCACGAGTAACATCATCTCCAACAAATTCGCTAGCTACGCCAGAAAGTAATGGCGCAGCTAACGCTATTCCTGTTCCATATCTCCCCATAAATCTTCCTGCTGCTCCGCCTATTCCACCAACAATTCGACCTCTAGGATTTCTCGCAAATACGCCCATTTGATTTTCCATAGAAGCTCTTTGACGACTTTCTGCTGCTTCAAATTCTGCTTTCTCTTGAGTAAGCGTTGTAATTAATTTTTGATCTTTAACTTCTGCTTTTTCTGCTTGAGCTAATAATTGTTGAGCAGCTCTTCTTTCTTTTAAAATTCTAGCCAATTTATTTCTTTCTTCTTGCATTACAGCTTGATCCATAGTATTCTGGCCCATTCCCATAAAACTTTGCATTGTAAAAAATAAAGTCATTGGATCAAAACCGGCTGGAGCAAAATTAGGCACAAATCCATTTGATACTAAACCTTGCATATTTTTGGAGTTTTTAATTGCTTTCTGTAATCCCTCTGGATGGTCTTTCATTACTGCTGCGAAATTTGGTTGAGTTGCTCTATCTCTGACATATAATCCAAGTCCTTCTTTATAATCTAAAGTAGGCTGACCACCAAGATTTTTTTCTGTTTCAAAAGCTCTTTTTAATGGAGAAAAATTAGGTATAAATCCAAGAGCTTTTTCCATGCTGTTAGTAATAATTTTTTCAGCCATGCTATTTCTATTGTCAAGGGAAAGAGAATTTTTAAAATCTCCTCCTTTCCATTTCTCATTATCTAATACTGGATTTTTAAAAGTTTTTCCTAGCTGCTGTAATTCTTTACTAGTTAAATCTAAAACACGAGTACGATCAGATGGAACTATATTTAACGCAGCTAAAATTCCTCCTTCAAAAGCGTTACCAACTATTGTACCAATTTGATCTTGAGATATGTTACTTTTTAAATATCTTTTAAATTGCGCTTTTTTAATAATCTCTGGATTAACTCCCGCTAAACCAGTTAAAAAGTTAGAAGACGAATCTACTAAAGCATTAATTGCATTTCCATAAATACCTGGACCTATAATTGAATTTTTTTTACTTTTTAATTCCCCTGGAAATGGAACTGCATAAAAACCAACTTGTTTACCATCTTTAGATTTGCCTATAGTTGGAAAAGACATATCTGCATTACTAAATCCAGGATATACCAATACATAATCTCTTATTTTACCTCCACCTTTTTCATATAGTCTTCCTTTTTTTGCTGCGGTATCTTCTAAATATTTTTTAGAATTAAAAACTAATTTATTATATTTTGATTCTGGCACCCAATATGATCCATATAGTGGTACAACTCCTAATTTTGCCCCTTCTATTTTGCCTTCTTTTGTATCTAAATATTGTTTTAATTCATTACCACTAGCTTTTACATATCCTTTTTTTATCATTATGTCTGTTTGAGCTTGAGTAGTTGGTCTACCTGCAAAATTAGGAATAAATCCGCTACTAGCATAAGGATCAATTCCATATTTATCTTTAAATTTTTGTTTATAATTCTTGCCAGCTTCGCTACTTTCTGGAGGCATAATTCCAGGCTGTTTTAATCCTTCGAATTTTTTTACTTCTTCAGCGCTATTATAAGTAACTCTTCCATAATTAGGGATATTCATAGAACGAATTTTTCCTGGCATATAACCGCCAGCTATTGCTCCCATTATTTCTTTATTTGCGCTAAAATTAGGAATAAAACCTTGGCTTTTTGCTCTAATAACGCCTTTTTCAGATGTTACTCCACGAGACATTAAACCACGAGAAAGTGTCGCAGCTATTGCGGTAGATTGTTGGCGAGCTTGAGTTTGAGCTTGTATTACAGTGAGAATATCTTTTTCTACCTGCAAAAGAGATACTTGTTTATTTAAAATATTTTGAACTAAAGCCGGATTTTGAGATAAAATAGCGTTTATTCTTTCTTGTATCTGGGCTTGAGCTTGAGCTTCTCTATTTAAGCCTAATACGGTTTTAACTGCGTCAGTAGTAAATTTAGCAAGATTAAGAAAAATCTTTCCAAATACTCCAATTAATAAAGCTAATCCTGGACCAGAGATAAAAGATCCAATACCATCAAAAATTCCTTTTCCTATTTTACTTCCTATGCTATCTCCCTTAACATCAAATGATTCTAAAGCCGTATTTAATCCTCCTAAAACTTTTTCTATGGCTGGTTGAAATGATAAAGCGCCGATTTCACTTCCAACCTTAGTAAGATTTGCAAAAGTTTTATTTAATAGAGCCGCTAAAGTTTTATTTAATTCTTCATTTCTTCTAATAGCCTCATCACCCGCATTTGTAGCTGTTTTTAAAGCATTTCCATAAATTGAATATTCTTTACTTAAATCTCCTAATGCAGCTTTTAATACGTTAATTTGAAATACGCCGCCGACCAACTCTGCAATTTGAGCTTTTTGAGCTGCTCCTAATTGATCGAATTTAGTAGCAAGACCGGTTAAAATTTGAATCGCTGGAGCTGTATTTCCTTGCAGATCTCTAACAGCAATACCTAAACCTTCTAGTTGATCTAATACATCAGTTCTTTGAACTCTAGTAAAAATAGTTTTTAATGAGTTACCGATAACTGCTCCACCTCGCGCGGTAGTTTGATTAACGCTAGCAACAATAGCTAATAATTCATCGAAACTAACTCCTACATCTTGCGCTGAACTACCAACTCGTTTTAAGGCTTCAGCAAGATCTGCAGAACTTACTGCAAATGCAGCATCAACGCTAGCTAATTTATTTACAATTTGAGTAGAATCTAAAGCTGAATTATTAAAAGAATTTATTGAAGCTGTTAAAGCTTCTACGCTTGAAGCTGCATCTAAACCAGAAAGACGAGCTAAAATTAATGCATCGCTTGTTCTCTTTAATGTTTGTTCTAAAGTTAAACCCTGACGAGCAAGTTCTCCAGCTGCTGTGGCTACTGTAGCAAATGTTTGACCACTGTTTTTAGCTATTTCAAATAATTGATCTCCAAATTGGCTTAATGTTTTTGTGCCAGCATTTAATATGACATTAATATCTGTTAAAGATTTTTGAACTTCTATAGTGCTAGATATTAAAGCTGTGAAGGCTCTTTGAACATTGTAAATAGCTCCTGCAGATGCACCGAATGCAATAACACGAGCATTTGAAGCGTCCAATGACTTTTGGAACTCATTTGCTGCCCCAGTAATACGACCCAGAGGTTGAGTAAAAGCTCTAGAATTAATTCCTTGACCTAAATTAAAACCTCTACTTTCTAGTCTTTTTAACGCAGCTGAAACTTCCCTTTCCATTTGGGAAGTATTAACTGATAAATTAATCTGCGCCTCGCCAATATTTTGAGCCATAATGCCTTTTTCCTATTATAAATTACACATTTATTGGAAAAATATTAGGCAAGTATATAATATTATCTCTTATAATCCATGCAATTTAATAAGGTCTTGCATATCTAATTTGCCACCCTTTTTAGATGCTTCTTTAGCTAAATTAATATCTGTAGATTTGTCTTCATTTTTAATACCCAAACGTTTAAGATCTTCTTCTGTAGCTCCTACAATAGACGAAGCGATGTTATCTTTTTGAGTTAATTTGCTATTCTTATTAAGAACATTTTCAACATTTTTGCTTCCTTCAAACCATTCTATTAGACCTTCTGGATCAGCCATTAGATATGATGGTGGTTTTGTTTTTGCATTGCTAATAATACTTTTAAAATATTTGCCATAACTAAATAATTCTATTTGATAAAAACTTAACTCAACTAGCGGTTTTCCATAGAAAATATATGGATCATCATTGCTAAGATAAAATATATTAGAGAAATATCCAGCTAAACTAATTCTTTTTAAATTTCTATCATTAAATTTATCATTAACTTCGTTATAACTTCTAATTAATAAAACTATATCTTTATTGTCTAATTCATCATAATCTTCTTTTTTAAAGAATCTATTTTGAAGCTTTTCATCTTCAAATAAAGAAACATACATGTAGTATTCATTTATTTTTTTTGCAGCATATTCTTCTACAGTATATCCTATAAGATCTTTCTTTTCATATTTTAGAGCTTTTAATTCTGCATCATTTTTATCAATCTCGGTGTTAATTTGATCAATTTGAGCTTTAAGAAATAGTTTACTTTTAGTCGTTTTTAAATTTGATATAAATTTATCTAATTCTATAATTTTTTTATTTTTATCTTCAGACCATAATCCTTCTTTTATTAAATATTCTTCTTGTTGTTTAGCTGTAGGCAAACCCATGCTTTTCGCTTTTTCAAAAAATTGCTCATGATATATATCAATATCAGCAGAATCTTGATTATTTATATGCTTAAAAAATAAAGTCCCAATACCTTCGATATTCTTTTTAGAATATCCTTTGATTATTTCAGAAAAAATAATCTTTAGGTTTGGATCTATCATTCATTCTTATCTGTAATCTTTATTTCGCCTTTTGATTCTACTAGAGGTTCATCTACTTCTAACGTAGCTGCAGCAAGTTTTTCAAATTCTTCTTGAGAAGATGCGCGACCCACGTACCAAAAGCTTACGAAATAAGCTAATTTACGACATACAAGATTTTCAAAATCCGTTCCATTTTCTTCGATATTATCGTAAACTTTAATCTTTGAATAATAATCTCCTTCTCCAAAAAAAGGATATTCTCTTCCCTTTTCATCAAAAGCATAAGCTAATTGTAGTACCCACCATAAGATGGTTTTGTTTCTTGCTCTATTTTCTGCTGTTTGATCGAAAAGACTTGCTTGAGCTGTTTCAAAGTCTTGAATTTGAGTCCTTAACTCAGTTAATTCTCCTACGACTTCTTTATATCTTATTTTTTCTTGTTCTGTTCTTTCAGATTCGTCTTTAATGCTAAGCTTTTGAAATTCATTTTGTCTTTCAAATAAAGCTACATAAAGTGTGGCGTATACATTTTTTTCTTCTTCGCTAAGTACTCCACCATCATTTGTAAACCTTTTAGATAGTAAAGCTCTAGTTAACAAGCCAGCTTTAATTCCTTCTGATAAGCGAACTCCATAAAATAATTCTGCTTCATCAAAAAGCGCGCGTGTTGGTTTACGAAGAAAAACCTTAACTTGCTCTTTCTTTTTAACCTTTTTAGTAGTTTTTACTTCTTCACCTTTTTCATTTTTAGAAGTCTCAATTTCTTCAATCTCAACTTCTTTTGGTACCATAAATTCAAATAGCTTTTTCATATTCCTTATTCCTTTCAATTGATTCTATATATTTTTTTATTTTTTTAAATTGCACTCTGCCTCCTAGCAAAGATATAAATTTATTTTGTTTATCCTTATGCCATCTATCATAATTTTTACTTAAAAAATTTGGATTTGTTACAACTTCAAATGTAGGTTTTAATACTCCATATTCTTTAAGAGATCTTTGAATAGTTTGTAATTCAAGATTATTACGAATAACAGCTTCTTCTGAATATTTAAAAATCATTTTTTTCATTTTAAATTAAAATCAAATTTTTCTAATTCTTCTTCTATTTCACGAATCGTATCGTTTCCGTGATCGAGTATTCTTTTACGATATTTTTGATATGATTCATTATCCATATTATATTGAGAATTTACAGCATCTTCAAGAATAAATAAACAATGTTTATATAAATTTGTTATTTTTCTACGAAATTGGAATAGCACGTATTCCCTTAATTTTGGGTCACCTTTTTCCATAATATTTACCTTTTTCCTTACCTTATATTACACTAAAAAAATACCCCGCCAAGTTACCTTGACGGGGTATTAAGTCTAATTATTTATCTATCTATATATTAATCTTTAACTCCGCTCATGAACAATCCACGATCATTTTGATTTGGACCGCCAATTTGAGAAGAGAATGTTAATGTTACCAATTTGTTATCACCGATAGAACTGCTAAATTCTTGACTATCAAGTTTAGCTCGTTTAAGAGTGTATTTTGCTGCAACTGTAGAATCAGTTGGATTCTTGAGGGAAACACTCAAATCGTAATTCTTATCTGATGTAACGATATCTGATAGATTTCCTGTAGTTAAATCACCAAGTAATGCGTCAACAGATAATATTACGGTTACTGGGAATGTGATTTCGCGAGCAAATGCGAATTTGCTGCCTAACTTCTGGAGGGGTTCACGAGCAAGATCAAAGCTTAATGTATAGCTTTGAATCTTGGCGTCGCTAATTTTTGCACCACCGTCATCATCAGTTGCAAATGCTCCTAGATCAAGAGTAATATCTCCTGGACGAAGAGCACTAACGCTATCAGCACCAATTGAACTTACAACGGTTGGTAAAGCATATTTAACGCCAGTAATCTTAGAACCATCTGTTGGGTTAACTGCTGGAACATGATTGCCCGTAGTTCCTGCGTCAAAAGCCATATTAAGAGCTTCTATATTAACTGTGACTGTTGGGAAATTACCAACAGAACCTTCTGTAGAATAAGAACTAATAAATCCGTTGCCAATACCGATAACGCTTTGATTAGCTGCGCCAGTAGCAACTCCTAGAGCATCTACGCCTTCACTTACTGTACGAATAAAATAATTTCTTTCGTCTTGAGTTTTGTTTAAGATACCAGAAATACAAGAAGAAGTGCCATCTAGCGGAGCGAAACCAAGTTCCTCTTCGTTTGCTAAACTATTTAGTAGGTAACTAAAATCAAGAGAAACTGTTGGGGATTCTAGGATCACTCGATCAATAGCTGCTAGCTCACCAAATTGATTAACGTCTTGACGAGCAATATTAAAACTATAATTAGCGCTTTGAACACGATGTAATTGTTTAACTAAATTGCCACTCAAATTTTCTTGATCTGTAAAATGATTGCCCGTTGCTGGACTTGGTCCTGCATAAAGGGCTTCAGATTGATAAATGATTCTATTTCTTGCCATATTAAAATTCTCCTATATCTACTTTAATTACACTTATTTTTTGATATTTATACTTATTTTTTATTTATGATCTTGGGTATCTATATATTTCAAGCTCAAAATCAATAAAAGATGATATTGCATCTGGGTTAAGATCTTGATATTGACTTCTATTAGCCACATTTTTGCTAATATATATATTTTTTATATATACGCTATTAGAGCTACCAGCTCTGCCTGTGGTTAAAAGATCATAATTATAGCCAGATTTTAAGCCATTTAAGCTATTAAAGGGCATTTCATTTGGCTGAATAAGAGGGATATATGTACGGACCACATCTTTAAATATGCTAGTTACTGCATCCATACTAAATATAGAGTCTGATATTACTATAGCTCTTACATTAATGTTGGTGCTATCTAAACCACCAAAAGCAAGGGGCTCATTGTTGCCACCATTATTTTTAAGATATATTGCAGGATAAGTTTGGGCATTAATTGGTAATCCTGTGGGGCTTTCTATAGTTTTTGGATTTAAATTAAATTTAGTTTCAAATAAAATCTTTTCTTCATTTTCATTAGTAAGATATACGCCATAGTCTTTAACAGCATATGCTCCACTTATTGTATGAGATGATTGATCGCTATCAAAATATAATTGTCCTTGATCTGCATTTATAGCCACAAGACCACTTTGACCAGTAGTAATAAATGTATTATTAATATAAACTCCACTTATAATATTAGATTCAATTATAGATTCATCTCTTACTAGATTTCTAAATGGTGCACCATAAGTATAATAACCATTATATATATTTGTAATAGGATAAAAATTACTGACATGATTAGAAAATGCTTCACCTTTTTTGACCAATGTATGATCAAACCAAAGAATCATGCTGCTCATTAAAACATTTTCAAATTGTGGTTTCATACATTAAACTTAGCGTTAACCTTTGAATAAAATTTCTTTAAAATAGTTGACATATATGATGTTGGCTTAAATGAGCCAGGTCTAATTTCAGATTCTGTTTGAAGCCCTGTTCCAGAACGACTTCCTTTAAGATATTTTTTAAATATATAATAGCTAAAACCAGATATACCTTTTTCTATACCTCTAACCCAACTACGACCTCCTTCAAATGGCATAGGCGTAACAGATTCTATCTCATTTAATGTTGGCCCAGATATTGGAAAACTTATTTTTAAATCTTTGCCAGTAGCAGTAATAGTTGGCTTATTGTCTACTCTAACATCATTAGCAAGAATATCTTTTATGATTTCAGTTGGATTACTCCCATCATTAAAACCAATATAACTAAAAAGATTGCCTTCACCGCCAAGAGTATTAGAAATATTGGAAGCTTCTGGCCCCGCCTCAATTTCTTTGGTAACAGGATGATTTTCAAATTCATTTATCATTTGCTGCTTATTTTTCTCTACATATTCTTCAACAAGATCTTTTACTTGTTCACGAATAATCTTAACTACTCTTGGATTATTTGAGATTGATTTAGACAATTGGTTTTTATTTAATTTTAATCTCATTATGATGCAGCCTCTAAAAAAAATACAAAATATTCAGAAGTAAGAAAACGCTTCATTGTATCATCTGTAACAACATTAAATGGTTTATTATCAATAACTATTCTCTCTGTTTTGCCATTTTGCATTATAAAATCTCTGGCTTCTCTTTGGACTCTAATCTTAACAATCCCTTTACTAACTCTGCTTTTTAATTCTGGCAATAATTCAAGTTCTTGTTTTGGATTATATTTTACTTTAGCATCAAAAGTTCCGCTAACTGGAATATAAGTAATATTTGTTTTAATTGCAGCTTCACCATATCCAGGAAGGCTATTTGTAGAGACTTGATTAATTATCTTTTTAGGTTCTTTGTATACTACTATTGGTCTAGAGAAAGTGTCAAAAAGATCACCCATTACTCCTGTGGCATTTGTTATCTCTATATCTGAAAGAAGACTTGGCATTAGATTGACCTATTATAAGTATTAACAGATTGATCTCCTCCGGTTGATAATCCAGGAATTGTGTCGTCTCCTGCAACTTGCAAAGGAGTAATTTCATTTGTTGAATAGGCTTTAAGCATATCAGATAGTTCAAGCATTTCTTGCTTTTTAATACTAGCAAAAGTTTTGCTAAGTTCATTTTTATTTACTTTTGTTACAGAACTGCCTTCATCTGAAATACTAACAACACTATCAAGATTTACGCTCACAAGAGTTTTTCTTAATTGGCGATCATAATAATGTATTGTATATAATTTCTTAAAAATAACTTTTTCATTTATATTAAATGGATCTGTTGATGTATCTTCAACTTCAAGAGAAGATTGATTAATAGTATAAGGTTTATTTAAAAGCACATTTAATGAACCAATATTGGTTCTTAGCCAAAAAGCTATAGAAGGAACGCTTATATCATCTGGCTCGCCAAGTTCATGAAAAAGCTCATCTGCTATATCAACAATTTTAGTAGTCATAGTACACTAAATTACACTATTTTAGGAGTAATATTAATATAGGTTATGCTAAACTAAAATAATACTTATTTTTCAGCCCTGCCAGGTTTATGTACCTTAATTTGTAGGCGTAAACTTTCTGCCACATTACTCTTTGTATTTAAATCAATGTTTAACTGCCGTGCACCTAACATACCGTCTTTTACCATATTTTGAAAAATACTTGTTATATCATAATCGGCGCTCAAGACCTCTAAATCTATCCCGTTTTGAATACCATGAAGACTATGACTTAATTTCTTTTTTCTAGTATTTTCGTTTAAAACTTGATCAAACATTCTAAAAGTATTTTCCGTTATAATTCGTACATGGGTAAAATCATTAAAAAAATTATCACACCGGTGATGAGGAGTCAATATAGTCCATACACACCCCGGTACACTAACACGGTACATTTCTTTTATAATCTCCAAAAATTTTTGAGGAGTTTGCCCCAGATGTTCGAGTATACTGTCAGCATTAATTTTAATGAAAAAACTATCCTTAAAGGGCCAAGGAGTTTGTTCAAAATTCAATACCTGATCGGGGTTACAGTCTTTCCAGATGTCCACATTCCAGTAGTCTAACAGCTTACGGTATCCACACCCCATGTTTAGTTGGTTGTGTTCAGGAACTAAAACAGTTGAGATATTTTCTTTCGTTTTCTTCATGGTTGTTAAAGGTAGGGTGTTGAATGGTAGAAACCGGACCCTCATCATATGCATATATGTCATCTTGTAGAATAGAAAAAATATCTCCCCGGATAAAAGCATCCAAAGAAGTGGTAATTCCGTATTTAATAACCTGGGATAACATATTTTTTGCCACATACGGGTCAATGGCATAAGCATGGGCACAATACATAAACCGGTAATTAGGATTAAGTTGTCCGTAAATCATACGGGTATCATTTCTTTCCAATTGATATTTACATCCCAAATAAGCAATACAGTTATATGCTTTATGGGTCTTGTAGGGTTTAATAACGATTGCATCATGTTCCAGCACAATAATAGGTTTATCCAATTCAACACATTTCGCCCAAACCGATACATGACTTAAAAAGCATGCCACCTCCGAGGGAGTAAGCCATTGATTCATTTTTTTAATCCACTGTATCCAGGTTTGTTTTTTTAGATTATTAGGCACGACAATATGGTCGTTTTTCGTGCTAAAAGCATCATGAAAATAATAGGGTATGTTGTTTTGGTTACAAGATTCCGCACACCTTTGTGCGTATTTTTCAGATACCTTATTACCTTTTATGGTAATAATATGGGCTGAATCTATATCTTGATTAAATTTAAAATCTAAACTATTCACTATATCCATGCATCCCAGAAGATTTCCCGGTTATACTGCTCGTATAAATCCAATCCGATATACTCCACACAGTTAGTCACAGTTCTATCCACCGACGGTTTTATTTTATGTAGATCGGGTAAACTGGTGGCCAGATCATTATAAGTCTCGGTTTGTTCTATCTTTTTAAAATTATGTTCAAATTTAGGCAGTTGAAAAAAATCATATATTCTTTTCATTTGACTCTTGGGACTATTACAAAATCTATTGTAATCAACAAATAACATATTGTCTTTGTGACCTTGAATGCATGCATCCTTAATGCCTGCATGGGCCAGACCTAAAATACCAGCTGGTCCAGAGTAGTATAATGCCCGGGCAGCAATGGTCAATCCTCCGGTGTCTCCGGCAACCACTGAAAGGGGGTTATTCCTTTTAATCTTTTCAAAAGAAGTAATAATTTCCGCTGGGCTTCTTACCGGACACAACATTTTAATATCATAAGGTAATAGTTTTTTAAGCAATCCAATCTGGGTAACCCACATTCTGTCTTTATCAAAAACTATTTCTTTACTAGAAGCATTATGATAATTATTTAAAACAGCTTTCAATACATTTATTTTTGCATTTTCATCGGGAAATTCACGATTGGCTTCCATATTATTCCAATTGGCAATAATATTGGCAATCAACGAACTCAAGGAGCTCACCGCATATCCTTCTACCTGGGGGTTTTGTTTTAGCAGATTAATTATCATGGTACTCCCTGAACGAGGCAGACCGGCCACAAAATAAAGGGTCTTCATATTATTATTATAATATCTAGACCAAGGTTTTCAATTTTTTTTCAATTTCTTTAAAAGGTTTTTTCCAACAACCAAATTTTTTCTGTCTAAACACCTGAGTGGATTTTTGGTACCACGGAGAATGTTTGTCTCCATAAGCCCAAATATGATAAGGTAAAATAGGTACTACCACCCAAGTGGGTTTGCCCATGGCACTGGCAAGATGGGCAATGCTGGTACAAGAGGTTATCACTAAATCCAGGTTGGCAATACAGGCGGCGGTATCTTCCAGGGAAATCAATAGATATTGAAGATCAGTAATGTGAGGGGGTAATTCCAAGGTATCATTATCTCTTTGTAAACTATAAAATTGTATGTTTTCATGATTGCAAATATTAACTAAATCTTGTGGAGGAAAGTACCGGAACTGTTGATGCTCATACTTGGGATTCCCACTCCACTTAATACCCACCTTAAATTTATCTGACTTTATAATTTGTTTCCAATTGGTCACGCTCAAGGGGTTGGGAAAAATATAAGGTTCATTGGGAATGGTATCTCGGGTATGTCCAAAAATCCAGGAAGTGCTAAATCCAGGTATCCAATAATCAAATTCAACACTGGTTATTTGAGTGGGATCAATGGCATGATGAACCCCCGGGACCCGTTGAAACAGACTTTTCAAATGAGGTGAGCACACCACTATACATTTGCCTTTGCGGGCAAGTATTTCTTTGGCAAATCGTACAAATATAATTTCATCCCCCAACCCTCCCTCTCCATTGATCAGCACAGTTTTATTGGTGATATCGTGATTGTTCCAAATAGGTTTTTTATGAGTAAGAAACTCACCTCCATACACCCCCACATGACGACCTGCTTCCAATAATTTAAATCCATTTTGAAAATCACCTTGGTGGATGATAAACCATGCCCGGTTGAACATGTGACGGAGATTGTCTGGTTCAGTTTCCTCTAATTTTTGACTAATTTGCCATGCCTCTTTAAACCGTCCTCGTATCATGAGATTCAATTGTTGATCAATCAAATGCATACTACTATTATATAATAATCTGTAAAAATTTCAAATTATACTGCAGCTATGGCTATATGATGTGAAGCTCCTGCGGCCACTGCCGTCCAGCTTCTGTTGTCTATTCTATGAGGGAACAAATTACTTAAATTGTTACCTAATTGACCCACACTATTAAGCCCCCAGGCAAATAACATTTTATCTTGACGAATGGCCAGGGGATGATTAGCTCCTCCGGCCACTGCCGTCCAACTGCTGGTTCCTATTTGTACCGGAGATGATTTGTTTATAACGGTACCATCACCTAATTGACCCGAAGTATTAAGCCCCCAGGCAAATAACATTTTATCTTGACGAAGGGCCAGGGAATGATTAGCTCCTCCGGCCACTGCCGTCCAACTGCTGGTTCCTATTTGTACCGGGGATGATTTGCTTATAGTGGTACCATCACCTAATCGACCCGAACCACCATATCCCCAGGCAAATAAACCACCATCTTGACGGATGGCCAGGGAATGAGTACCCCCACCGGCCACGGCTGTCCAACTGCTGGTTCCAATTTGTACCGGAGATGATTTGTTTATAGTGGTATTATCACCTAATTGACCCGAATTATTATACCCCCAGGCAAATAAACCACCATCTTGACGGATGGCCAGGGAATGACTAGCTCCTCCGGCCACGGCTGTCCAACTGCTGGTTCCTATTTGTACCGGAGATGATTTGTTTATAGTGGTATTATCACCTAATTGACCCAAACCATTAAGCCCCCAGGCAAATAAACCACCATCTTGACGAATGGCCAGGGAATGATACCTACCCCCGGCCACTGCCGTCCAACTGCTGGTTCCTATTTGTACCGGAGATGATTTGTTTATAGCAGTACCATCACCTAATTGACCCGAAGTATTAAGCCCCCAGGCAAATAAACCACCATCTTGACGGATGGCCAGGGAATGACTACTTCCTCCGGCCACGGCTGTCCAACTGCTGGTTCCTATTTGTACCGGAGACTGTCTAAAAATAACAGTATCATCACCTAATTGACCTTGTCTATTATCCCCCCAGGCAAATAAACCACCATCTTGACGAAGGGCCAGGGAATGACTGAATCCTCCGGCCACGGCTGTCCAACTGCTGGTTCCTATTTGTACCGGAGAAGACCGATTAATAGGTCTTCCTAATAAAAATGCTGTATCGGTCCCCCAAGAATATAAAAAATTATTAATATCAATGGCAAAAAATTGCATGCTTGTACCACCAGCTTGACCTGCGGCTATTACCGTCCAACTGCTGGTTCCTATTTGTACCGGAGATGATTTGCTTATAGCGGTACCATCACCTAATTGACCCGAAGTATTAACCCCCCAGGCAAACAACATTTTATCTTGACGAATGGCCATACTTGCACTATTGTTGGCAGCTATCACCGTCCAACTGCTGGTTCCTATTTGTACCGGGGATGATTTGCTTATAGTGGTACCATCACCTAATCGACCCGAACCACCATATCCCCAGGCAAATAAACCACCATCTTGACGGATGGCCAGGGAATGAGTACCCCCACCGGCCACGGCTGTCCAACTGCTGGTTCCAATTTGTACCGGAGATGATTTGTTTATAACGGTATTATCACCTAATTGACCCGAACTATTACCTCCCCAGGCAAATAAACCACCATCTTGACGAAGGGCCAGGGAATGACTAGCTCCTCCGGCCACGGCTGTCCAACTGCTGGTTCCAATTTGTACCGGAGATGATTTGCTTATAACAGTACCATCACCTAATTGACCAAAACCATTACCTCCCCAGGCAAATAAACCACCATCTTGACGGAGGGCCAGGGAATGACTGAGTCCTCCGGCCACGGCTGTCCAACTGCTGGTTCCTATTTGACCTGGGTAAACCTGTGATTCATTATTACCTAATTGACCAAAAGTATTAGCCCCCCAGGCAAATAAACCACCATCTTGACGGATGGCCAGGGAATGATAAGCTCCGGCCACGGCTGTCCAACTGCTGGTTCCAATTTGTACCGGGGATGATTTGCTTATAACAGTACCATCACCTAATTGACCCACACTATTAAACCCCCAGGCAAATAAACCACCATCTTGACGAAGGGCCAGGGAATGAACACCTCCTCCGGCCACGGCTGTCCAACTACTGGTTCCTATTTGTACCGGAGATGATTTGTTTATAGTGGTATTATCACCTAATTGACCGTCACTATTAACCCCCCAGGCAAATAAACCACCATCTTGACGAAGGGCCAGGGAATGATACCTACCCCCGGCCACGGCTGTCCAACTGCTGGTTCCAATTTGTACCGGGGATGATTTGTTTATAACGGTATTATCACCTAATTGACCCGAACTATTACCTCCCCAGGCAAATAAACCACCATCTTGACGAAGGGCCAGGGAATGACTAGCTCCTCCGGCCACGGCTGTCCAACTGCTGGTTCCTATTTGTACCGGGGATGATTTGTTTATAACGGTATTATCACCTAATTGACCCGAACTATTACTTCCCCAGGCAAATAAACCACCATCTTGACGAAGGGCCAGGGAATGAACACCTCCTCCGGCCACGGCTGTCCAACTACTGGTTCCTATTTGTACCGGAGATGATTTGTTTATAGTGGTATTATCACCTAATTGACCCGAACTATTAACCCCCCAGGCAAATAAACTACCATCTTGACGAAGGGCCAGGGAATGACTAAATCCACCGGCCACCGCCGTCCAACTGCTGGTTCCTATTTGTACCGGGGACTGTCTAAAAATAACAGTATCATCACCTAATTGACCTTGTCTATTATCCCCCCAGGCAAATAAACCACCATCTTGACGGATGGCCAGGGAATGACTAATTCCTCGGGCCACTGCCGTCCAACTGCTGGTTCCTATTTGTACCGGAGAAGACCGGTTAATAGGTCTTCCTAATTGACCCGAAGTATTAAGCCCCCAAGAATACAATAATCCTTTACTATCTATTGCTATATTCCATGAATTACCTGCAGTCGAAAATTTACCCACATATACTTTATTCCATGTCTGAAGCAATGAGACTCCTTGTATGGTGGGTGAAGATTTAGATACCGTATCACCAGAACCCAATTGACCTGTAAAATTTAGCCCCCATCCAAAATAAAATTTACGATTACCTCGGGCTTGTGAGGTTAATGTTTTTTTAGCTAATCCCATAGTTTATGCGGCCAAACTACTAAATTTGGCTCCTCAAAAGTCTGGGGTATGTCTCGGAGTTGTTGCCGGTAATTTTTGATTTGTTGTTGTTGTTCCTGGCTAAACTTTTCATACACATCAAACAGTACCAATTTATCAGTTTCCGCAAGCAAATGGTTTCTTTCATTTCTAATGTTTTGCCACTCTTCTTCCGGGGAAGGTTCATTATCGATCTGGGGAACTTCATCTTGTTTTATTAATAATACATAATCGGGGTAAATATGAAATCCTAAATCTAAAGTACCATCATACCCTACTTCCTTCACTGGAAGCCATCCATGTTTTTTTAACTCCTCATTTGGCAACACATACATGTTGCTAATATTTCTCCATTGGGTAGGTAATGGGTCTACCATTTGCTCAACATTATTATTTTGTATATAACAGTATTTCATAATTATGAATTAAAACCAGCAGGAAATGCAAAGTATTCAATTCCTCCATTATATGAGAATATAGTGTGTGTATCAATTTTTCCTTGAGTACTAGTAATAATAGGTGCAGTACCTCCTGGCCATCTAAAATAATTTGGCCAAACAATAGATCTTATTGTTCCATCTCCAGAAAGTTGCAACACAAAACTAGTTATCTCAGGAATAGATTTTGGATTATTAATATTTATTGTTGTTATATTGCCAGTTAAAGGAATCAAAAAATAACTAGAAGTATTTAAATCTAAATTAATAGTATTAGTATTAATATTAATTGTTTGACCAAAATCTTTTACTTGAGATAAATCTACTCCTGTTATTAAATTATTTCCACTTAAAATTGGTGCAATATTAAAAGTTTTAACTCCACTTATAGTTTGATTCCCAGTATTATATACAAGATTAGAGGCAACTATAGGAAAATTACTATCTATATTTAAATTTCTTACAAATATTCCACTTACTTCATCTTTAAGATGA